TCCTAACATGGCTCAAGTGCCAGCAGTGTACTCCCCCTATGGTAAGGAGTGTCGTTCTCTATGGACTGTATCTAATCCTGATACCCATGATCTGATTGGCACTGATGCATCTGGACTAGAGCTACGTTGTCTTGCTCACTATATGAATGATTCTAACTTCACACAAGAAGTTGTACATGGTGATGTACATACTGCTAACATGAAAGCTGCTGGTCTTACAGACCGTGATCAAGCTAAGACTTTTATATATGCTTTTCTCTATGGTGCTGGCCCTGCTAAGATAGGTAAGGTTGTAGGTGGCTCTGCTAGAGAAGGTCAACAACTTATCACAAAGTTCTTATCTAACATGCCAAAGCTTAAGACACTACGTGACAATGTAATAGAAGGTTCCAAGAAAGGAACACTAAGAGCTTTAGATGGTAGGTTACTACACATCAGAGCAGACTATGCATCTCTAAATACTTTACTACAGGGTGCAGGTGCTATCATATGTAAGCAATGGTTGGTACATATGTATGAGATGATACGTAAGTCAGGTGTTGATGCTAAGTTAGTTGCGTCTGTACATGATGAGTATCAGTTTGAAGTGATAAAGAAAGACGGTGAAAGGTTTGGAAAGATCACTAAGGATGCTATGAAACAAACAGAAGCTACATTAAAAGTTAGGTGTCCTCTTGATTGTGAATATAAAATCGGAACAACATGGATGGAGACACACTAATATGCCTAGCAAAGAAGAATACTGGAGAAATCCAGAAAAGTATATCGCACTTTCAAAGAAATGGCGAGAAGATAATCCAGAAAAAGATAAAGACCGCAAGTGGAAGTATTACCAAGAACATAAAGAAGAATATAAAAAACGATATGAATCAAATATTATATATTCAAAAATATATGGTGCTAAAGATAGGGCCAAAAAAAATAATCTTCCATTTAATATTACGGAACAAGATATTAAAGATGTATGGCCTATAGATAACAAATGTCCTGCTCTTGATATAAAATTTATTATTGGAGGTCGTGACACAATGAATTATGATTCTCCTTCTTTAGATAGAATTATTCCTAGCAAAGGATATGTTAAAGGTAATATCCAAATAGTTTCTGCACTGGCTAATAATATAATGTCTAATGCTACACCAGAACAAGTGATAAAAGTAGGACAGTACTTTAAGAAGTTAATAGATAATAAGTAGTGTAGTTCTTACGAACACTACTTAGTATCTTATTAGAAAGGAAATAATGTGAGACACAACAACCGTAGATTTGATAAACAATCTTACAAAGAGAATGATGCTAGAGCTAAGAAGGCTATGGTATCATACCTCGCATCAGAAAACTTTACTGATATTATAGATAAAGAAGATTATTATTTTGATGTCTCAGCTAAGAAAGATAAAGGTTATTTTTTTGAAGTTGAGATAAAGAATCAGTGGGGTACTGAATGGCCTGATACATGGAGAGAGGTACGTATACCACAGAGAAAACAAAGACTAATCAATAAGAAGATGAAAGAGTTTCCAGACCATGAGTTATATTTTGTGATCTTCAATACTGATTGTACTCAGGCTTGGTTTATTAAGGACACTACTGTACATAACTCTAGTGTAGGTACAATTCAAAACTCTAGTAGGACAGGTGCGCTACATTTAAAAGAACCTTTCTTTCATATACCTGTAGCAGATGCAAAATTAATTCAAAATATGTGTTGAACATCTCTACAAAGTATGTTATAATTACGAATACAACAAATAGGAGATTGCCCTCAGAACAGTTACAAGCAAAACGTTAAAAACAAATTGTTATAATCTTAATGTTATTATCTTAAAGGAGAAAAATTATGGGTGTTATTTCAGGTCAAGCTTATTGGGCGCATGTTATGGTTCCAAACACAAAGTTCAATCCAGATGGTGAGTATTCAATAGAGATTTGTAATCTCGATGATGCTAACTTAAAGATTGCAGAAGCTGACGGACTTACAATTAAGAATAAGGATGATGAGCGTGGTAACTTCGTTACTCTAAAGCAGTATGCTAAAGATCGTAACGGTACACAACGTGCTATTCCTGTTACAGATTCACAGTTAAAACCTTTTCCAAACGAGAAGCGTATTGGTAATGGTTCATCAGTGAATGCAAGTTACTTTCCAAAGCCGTACACACAGTATGGTGGTGGAGTTAAAGGCTACTTAAATAAAGTTCAAGTAGTTGATCTTATTGAGTTCACTGGTGGTGATGCACTTACACCTGTTCAAGGTGGATATGTTGCTAATACTTTGGACGATGATATTCCTTTCGCCTCTTAATGTAAACTAAGGGAGACTTGGGGGTAGGTATGTGTGTGTATCTACCCCTATTTTTTAAAACATGAAAAATATTGAAACATTAGTTGAAGATATTTATAGTTTGTTTACTCTTGATCCTATTAAGATGGATGAAAAGGAAGTTGATAAACACATAGATACTTTTGGAGAGATGCTTAAAGTCCACATAAAAGCATTTATGTATGAGAGTCCTAGAACAAAAGGTAATCTAAGACTATCACAAATTGGTAAGTCAAATCGTAAACTCTGGTACGATATTAATAGTAAAGAAAAAATAAAAGATATAGAACCTAGTACACGTATTAAGTTTCTATATGGCTACATCTTAGAAGAACTTCTTTTACTATGTGCATCTATAGCTGGACATAAAGTAACTGACCAACAAAAAGAAGTAAGTGTTGGCGGAGTACTAGGACATCAAGATGCTATGATAGATGATGTTCTAGTTGATTGTAAAAGCGCATCAGCATTTAGCTTTAAGAAGTTTCAAAACAATAATATAATAAGTGATGATCCATTTGGTTACATAGGACAGATATCTGCTTATGCACAAGCTAATGGTGTAGACAAAGCAGCTTTTCTTGTTATAGATAAATCAAGTGGTGAGATATGTCTTACCCCTGTAGCTAAAAGTGAGATGGATAATGCAGAACATAGAGTTAAAGAAGTTAAAGACTTGGTTTCTAACGCTACCGTACCTGATAGGTGTTATCAGCCAGTACCTGCTGGCGAGTCTGGTAATCTTAAGCTTTCCTTTGGCTGTGTTTACTGTGATCATAAGCGAGAGTGTTGGTCTGATTCTAATCAAGGCCACGGAATACGTGCCTTTGACTATAAAAGAGGTCTTACGTACTTGGTTAAAGTGGTTAAGGAACCTAACGTGGATGAGGTAACCAACTGGTAATGCACTGGCTATATGAAAAAAAACATGACCTAACTAAGTTTGGTTTTGTTTATTGCATAACTAATATTAAAACAAAGAAAGCTTACATAGGTTGTAAGCAATACTTTAACTACTCTAAAGGTAAGAAGAAACGTGAGTCTAACTGGAAGTCATACATGGGTTCTTCCAAGTATCTTATTGAAGATATTAAAAAGTTAGGCAAAGATAATTTTAAGTTTGTTATCATAGCTGAGTTTAAAAACAAACGAAGCTTACGATACTATGAGTGCTACTATCAAATGAAGTACAATGTATTATCAAGTACCCTTGAAGGTTCAGATGAACCAGCCTACTACAATAGTTTTGTAGGTGGTAAATTTTACAGACCAGTTGAAGAGTATATAGATGATACAGATTAAAGAACAAGTAAGTATAGGATCTCTGTATGACTTAACAAAGATTGAACCTACGAGATCTCTATACGTTGCTGTAATAGTTAGAGCAATACTAGATGCGTCTAAACCTATACTTACAAGTGAAGACTCATCAATAAAAACTTTTAGAAAAGAAGCACACAACTGGTTATTTAAAGATGTTGGTGTAACTAATGAAGACTTTACAGTAGTGTGTGATATGGCTGGATTCCCTCCTGACAAGGTTAGGACTCTAGCCTTTAATGTTATTAACTCAGGAGACATTGAGAATGAAAGAGCGAAACTCTACAAGTATATCTAAAGAAGATCCAGTAAATAGTCCTTCTCATTACAATATGTTAGATGTTGAAGCTATTGATATCATTGAGATGTCGATGACAAAGGATGACTTCTTAGGTTATCTTAAAGGAAATGCTTTGAAGTATTTAATTAGATATAAACACAAAGGTAAACCTGAAGAAGATATAAGCAAAGCAATATGGTACTTAACTAAATTAAAAAATAAAATAAAATAGAAAGGAAACACTAATGGAAAACGAAGTACACTATGGTATGACACAACCCATCTCAGAAGAGATAGACAATGTTAAGTACAGACAAACAGGAGAAGACTTTTATAGTAAGGTTGTACGTATTGCAGAAGCCTTAAAGGATACACCAGACCACTTTGAGAACTTCAAGGATTCACTCAGGCACATGAGGTTTTTACCTGCTGGTAGGGTACAGAATGCTATGGGAGCAGCAAGACAGACTACTGCTTACAACTGCTTTGTTAGTGGTGCTATAGA